AGGCTGTCTCAATGGGTGGCGAGTATGGTTCACAGCCAACAATCGTTTACGGTGCAGTCACCGACCTCCTCCAGCGTTTCCGTCCAGTCGGTTGGAAGCACTTCGTTGGTTACGGTGTGTTCCGTCAGGAAGCATTGCGCCGCATTGAATCATCTTCAAGCATCGGTGTAAACGCCTAATAACCCCTGTATAGTGTTGGTGTCCCAGAGACACAGCACAGCAAGCGAAAGCCCTTCACTTCGGTGGGGGGCTTTTGCTATTGTGTAGGCATGGCAACTTTCCGCCCACCAACAGACAACTTTGTGAACTGGGCTTTGCCAGGGGAACGTGGAATCCTTGCGTATCTGAAACCAGGTAGGCGTGGACGTAACGTGTTCAAACTAAAAGACGGGTCATTCACTGAATGGCAACCAGGGGACTTTGAAGATATTGCTTTCACCTACCACGGTGGGCATATCCACGAGTTGACGGCACAAGAGGAAGCAGACCTTCGGGCTGCTGGATATGGTGATTACATTGAAGCATAGAGAGACACATCCAAACTTGGATGTTGAGGGTTGTTTCGGATGCCGAGTGGCAGGGGTGCAGATGGGTGCAAACTCCACCACCACTAAGGGTGAATCGGTAGCGGCGATTAACCAGCGTGAAAAGAACTGGTCTAAAGATATGCCTGCCTATAAGCGTTTACGGGCTGAAGGACTCCAACCTAAAACGATTGATGGGTGCCACGCCGTTGAACAGTTAGCGACTTCTCGTCATCAGATTGAGGGAACTCCAGCGCCGCAATAGTGCTATGATTCTTACCGTATGGCTCAACCTGCTGACCAAGACCTAATTATCACCCGTGGTGACACAGAAACCCTAGTCGTGACTATCACGTCTGATGGGTCTACTGCTGTTAATATCACTGGTCGTACTTATCGGGCGCAGATTCGCAGCACTCAGGACTCCACCACCATCAAGGCTTCGTTCACTTGCGTTGTGACTTCGGGCGCATCGGGTCAGGTCACCTGCACTTTGTCTTCTACTTCTTCTGCTGCTCTGTCTGCTGGTTTGTATTTCTGGGACCTTGAAGAAAATGCGTCAGATGTTATTTCAACAATCTTGGCAGGCAATGTCACGGTTCTTGCTGACGTGACGAGGTAGCAATGGCTACATTAAATGTCACTATTACTAGAGCAGTTGAGACAACTGGGCTGATAACATCCAATGTTGTTACAGTCGTTGGTTCTTCCAACGCAGGACCACAAGGGGCTACAGGTGGGACAGGACCACAGGGAAACACGGGCGCAACAGGTGCGACAGGAAATACAGGACCGACAGGTTCTACTGGACCCACAGGCGGTACAGGACCTACTGGCGCAACAGGAGCAACTGGAGGAACAGGGGCTACTGGGTCCACAGGCTCTACAGGACCTACGGGACCTTTGGGACCAACAGGTGCTACAGGCGCAGACTCAACCGTTGTCGGACCAACAGGACCAACAGGACCAACTGGAAGTACGGGTCCAACAGGCGCTGTGGGTTCTACAGGACCGACAGGAGCGACAGGAACGACAGGCTCAACGGGACCGACAGGCGCTACGGGGTCTACTGGTGCTGTTGGAAGCACAGGTCCTATTGGTCCTACTGGTGACACTGGTGCGGTAGGGGCTACAGGACCTACAGGTCCGACGGGTGCGGTTGGTGCTACGGGAGCAACTGGTGCCACGGGAGCAACTGGTCCGACTGGGGCTACTGGTGCAGACTCAACAGTTCCAGGTCCTACGGGACCTACTGGGGCGACGGGTCCTACAGGTCCAACGGGTCCAACGGGTGCAGACTCAACTGTCGCAGGACCTACTGGTCCTACAGGTGCAACAGGCGCAACTGGTCCAACAGGAACGTTTACAACTGCTCAAACCATAAACGCACAAACAGGTACGACATACACACTTTTGTCTAGTGACGCTGGTAAAATGGTGACACTAAGCAATGCGTCTGCAACAACGGTGACAGTGGATGGTTCTACAGCGTTGTCTGCTGGTCAGGCTATTGACCTGCTACAAATTGGTACAGGGCAAGTAACCGTTGCTTCTACTGGCGTGACAATGAACAGAACTCCTGGTCCTAAGTTCCGTGACAGATATTCAGCAGCAACACTTTTCTGTGTTGGCTCTAACGATTATGTTCTTATTGGCGATTTGAGTTCGTAATGCCCATCAGACACGGGTTTATTGCTTCGTCTGTTGCACTGGCACCAACTGTATCTTTGTCGGCTGCAAGTAACTTCAACCAATCCATAGCGACACTCAACGCAACTGTTAGCGCAAACTTCTACTCAACAACAGTGAAGTTTCAGTACAACAAAACCAATAACTTTTCTTCGTACTCAGAAGTTAACGCTGCTACTACACCGATTACTGGGCAAAGTGTTTCTTCATATGCCAACATCACTGGCTTAGATGAAAACTCAACATACTATTTTCGTTGTGTCGCAACCAATGCTATCGGGACAACCACCACATCGGTGTCTTCATTCGTTACATGGGCGAAGCAAACATTCAGCAAGACAGCATCAGGCACTTGGAACATCACTATCCCGACTGTCACCCCTACTGGCGGTTCTATTGTTGTCCCATCAATTACTTCTGTCCAGTTAGTTGGTGCAGGAGCAGGCGGTAATGGTGGTGGAGGTGGTGGCGGTGCGGGTTATTCATCTGCGACTTTGACGTTTGCTAGTGGTTCAAGCACCGCAATCTCTGTTGTGGTCGGTGCTGGTGGCGGTGCTGGCAGTGCTGGAGGGTCATCGTCTATCTCCAATCTTTCTGTTTCTGCTGCTGGAGGAAACGCACCAACAGGAGATGTTTTTACTGGTCGTGCTGGCTCTAGTGGTTCAGGAAACTTGGGTGGTACAAACACTGGCGCTATTGACAAAAACGGCAACATTGTCAGTTGGGGATATGGCGGCGGCGGTGGCAATGCTGGCGGCGGTGGCAGTGCTGCACCTGATTACGGTGGCGCAGGTGGTGGACCATCATCATGCGTATACGGCGGTGGGACCTTCGGCGGTGGTGGAGGCGGCGATGGTGCTGTTGGCGATGGTTCAAACGGTGGGGGGAACTATGGTGTTGGTGGAAACGGGGCAGGAGGTGCGTCTGGTTCGCCAGGTCGTGTCTACTTCCAATACTATGCAAGTTCGGACTTAGCACCATGATTCAAACACAGCCATTCACAACAACAATCCTCACAACGCACAGAGGTTTTTTCATCCTTGACAAACTCCCTAAGTTTGCAAGTGAACTAGACGTGTGGATTCAAACACCAACAGGTAACGAATCAGTTGATTTCATTGACGTATTTGTCCTGCAAGACGGGACACTTCTCGCTGCATGGGTGCATCCATTCCAGAAACTACCCCTACACAACCTCACAGTGTTTTGCGATGGCGCAGTCCAAGTCCTCAATCTCTGCCCGCTTGAACGCATCATTGACATTTATAACCGACCATTAGATGCAAATCTTGGAACATTCAGTTTTGCAAAGTCAATACCTATTGACGGTGGAGACTGGCGATGCCATCGTGGTGCGTATGGTCCTTGGCAGTTTACCGATGACAACCACCAAATCGTCATTGATGAAGTAACACAGATTGTTATTTACGAATCGTTGCTGAACTTAAACAACGCTGGGTATTTGGTTTATTTAGAGGCAACAGGGAAGACCCAACTTGCCGAACAGAAAGTCAACAACAGCATCGCACCCGTTACGGGGCGTACACTTCAGGAAACCATGCGCCTCATCTACGAATGGTCAGTCCTCGCAGAAGAACCATTCAACAGCACAGACGAAGCAGCAGTAGCAGCCAAGACATTCCTTGATTTCCTTGGGTTCACCAGCGATGAACGCACAGCCCTAGCATCCTTGCCTCCTATGCAAATCAGCAACTACCTAGCAGGTAGCGAGACAGCCCGTGTCCGACCATCAAACATCCCCGCCCTAGATGACGCAATTAAAACAATGGTGTTCAAACGCATGGCTTCATCATCACTGTCAGCCCTGTTCAAAATTCACGGTATTGAAGACACCTATGGTTTGCAAGCATTGGAGCAGGCAGAACTTGACGCTGGCATCCAAAGGTTTAACGACTACTACACCGAACCAGTTAGTGCCGCAGATAAACCTTTCTTTGATAATCAGGTAAGGTTCTTTAGGAACAAGCAAACTGTTTTGAATCTTTAGGAGGGGCTATGAAAATAGCGGTCTACACAATCGCTAAGAACGAAGCAAAGCACGTCGCACGATGGGCTGAGTCTTGTAAGGAAGCAGACTATCGGTTAATCCTTGACACAGGCTCAACGGATAATACATGTCAAATAGCGTGGGACTGTGATGTAACTGTAGAGACAGAAACGTTTGACCCGTGGCGGTTTGACCATGCTCGTAACGTCGCACTTACCTGCCTCCCAGATGACATAGACCTGTGTATCTCTTTAGACATGGACGAAGTTCTAACCCCTGGCTGGCGTAAAGCATTAGAGAACTTATCCCCAGATATCAACATGGTTAGGCACAAGGTCGTCACCACATTCAACGCCGATGGTTCAGAAGGACAATCATTCACCATCGGACGCATCCACGCCAGACACAGCCACACATGGAAATACCCAGTCCACGAAGTTCTCACACCAGTGGCATTAGAAAACTCTGTGTATATAGATGGTTTAGAAATCCACCATCATCCTGACAACAGCAAACCACGCACCCAATACTTGCCCATGTTGAAACTGGCAGCAGAAGAAAACCCCAACGATGAACGCCACCAGTTTTACCTAGCCCGTGAATACTTCTTCCACGGACGATATGCCCTAGCCCAACACCACTTCTCACGGCACCTCTCCATCGCACAATGGAACCCCGAACGAGCAGCATCACACCGTTACCTAGCACAGATGCGCCCCGAAGCAGCCGAACACCACCTATACAAAGCAGTAGCCGAAGACCCAACCCGCAGAGAAAACTGGGTGGCACTAGCCAAGGTCTACTACGAACGTAAAGACTGGACATCAACACGGGCATCCTGCGAGATGGCTTTCCGCACCGCACAGAAACCAACCGACTATTTCTGCGAAGAAGAAGCATGGGGATATCTACCCTACGACCTTGCCGCCTTAGCCTGCTACCACCTTGGAGATACCGACCAGGCATGGGCATACGGGGCTGAAGCCTTAGCGTTAAATCCAGGGGATGAACGACTTGAAGCCAACCTCACATGGTATCGGCTATGATGTAGGCACCTCAACAATTAGGAGCAACAATGCCAATGGTCGGAAAAAAAGAATTCCCATACAACGCTAAGGGAATGGCTATGGCGAAGGCTGAAGCCAAGGAAAAGGGCATGAAGATGAACAAGTCCAAGAAGGCTCCAGTGCGTAAGGCTAAGGCTAAGAAGAAGTAAATGTCCACAGTCGGTACCGTTATTGATAGGACAGTGCGCCAGTTAATGTCTGGCACTGTAGAAGAACGTAACAAAACAACCCTTGCCCTTACAGCAACGGGTACCACTGTCACATTTCAATACGACCTTAGCGGTATCCGACCTGGTGGGGTTATCCAAATAGACAACGAACTCATGTATGTATGGGAAATCTCTGCTGGTTCAAAGTCTGTGACTGTTGAGCGAGGTTGGAACGGCACCACAGCAGCCGCCCATGCTGCGTCTTCTATCGCAACTGTAGACCCCAAGTTCCCAAGGGCACAAATCCTTGAAGCGATGAACGCTGAACTGGACGACCTGGCAAGCCCAATGAACGGTTTGTTCCAAATCAAAATCCTGGAACTCAACTACAACGGCACCGACCTCATGGTCAACCTGCCAACAACAGACAAAATCATTGACCTGATTTCAGTTTCATTACGCTACATCTCAACTGACTACATCAAGGTACGTCGTTGCCGCCTCATCCGTGACCTCCCCAATGATGACTTCAACACTGGATATGCCGTCCGTTTTGATGAACAGGTACGTGCGGGGCGTATGATTATTGTATACAAGACACCATTCAGCAACGTCACATCCGAATCTCAAAACATCCAGAATGTCACTGGTCTTCCAACTTCGTGTGAAGACATCTTGATTCTAGGTTCACAGATTCGTTTGGTTGGTCCACGAGAAGTTAAGCGCAACTTTACAGAATCACAAGGCGACACCCGCCGTTCCGATGAAGTCCCATCAGGTGCTGTAAGTAACTCAATCACTAACTTGTTGCGTATGCGCCGTGACCGCATCACATCTGAAGCAGCAAAACTTATGAGGCAATACCCAACATTCCTAAACAGGGATTAAGCAATGGCGGTAACCACCTTCACATTGCCGTATGTTGGCACACCACCGTATTTCTCTGGTACAGCCTCATCATCTTTAGTGCCGCACACTTTTCCTGTTGCTATTGATGGTCGTCCATACATGATTGACCAGAAATCAGGTCAGTTCAAACGTGGTTATGAGCAGCGTGTTCGTGATTCAACGGATGATTCAACTACTCCTGGTGAGGGTGCTATTAACCCTGGTGGTTTGTGGAGGCGTGGTCAGGATTCGTGGCATTTTGGTGCGGGTCAGCAGTATGCTGACACTGCCGAATCTAAGGACTATATGTTCTACAAGTCTAAGGGCATTAACCCTTGGGTGAAGGGTCAGTTGTCGTTGCTTAACGCAACCAAACGTTCTTTGGAATCAGCCAGCACTAACTTGTTTACCTGTGTTGTTGAATCAGGCGGGACAGAATACCTGTATGTAGCAGACAATGGTGTTGTCAGGTTCTCTAGTAACCCGTTCGCAGCCACTCCAACATGGACCGCTATCACAACAGGAACTCCCACCACGTTGCCTACCACTGCTATAACTGGTTTAGAAACCAACGGAACCAACGTCTTTATCGCTTGGACAGGAAACGACATTTGGTACACAACACCAGGTTCAACTACTGCCACATTCTTTTACCCCACATCAGGCACAGATGACCAAACCTATTCCGCTTTTGGTTTTGCAAAAGGTCGTGGCTTTACAGCAGTAGACCAAGACCTCTACCAAATCGGTCTTGGTTCAGGTTCACACACCGTTTTCTTTGACAACCCTGACACAACATTCCGATGGGTTGGTGCAGCAGCAGGACAAAACGCTGTCTACGCAGCAGGACATTCAGGGGACAAAAGCCTCATCTATAAAATCACCATCAAAGCAGATGGCACACTAGATGTTCCTGTTGTAGCCCTTGAACTACCAGTCGGTGAAATAGTTTCATCAATCCACGGCTATCTTGGATTCATTGCTCTCGGTTCCAACAAGGGCGTTCGTTTCTGTAGCACCGACGCACAATCAAACCTCAACGCAGGCTCCCTTATCCCCACCACAGGCGCAGTTAATGACTTCGCATCTGATGACCGTTTCATTTGGTTCGCATACACCAACTACGACGGCTTGTCTAGCGGTCTTGGACGTTTAGACCTGTCCGTGTTTACCGCAGCCAACACCCCTGCCTACGCAACAGACCTCATGTATACCAGCACAGGCGCAGTAAAGTCTGTGGCATCCATTGGCGGCAAGCGCATCTTTACCATCTCAGGTGTCGGTGTCATTGTGGAAGACACAGCAAACCTTGTTGCTACAGGGGAGATTGAAACAGGCACATGGCGTTGGGGTATCCCAGACCGTAAGTTCGTAGCCAAAATAGACACCCGTTCCACGCCACTCGTAGGCTCCATCACTTCATATCTGAAACTAGACGACGGTGACTACCAAGAAGTAGGTGTATGGGACACAGGCAACGACATTGAAAACTCCTTTGACGGTTCCGACACACGAGCCATTGAAGCAGAATTCAAGTACGTTCTTGCCAGGTCTTCTACTGCCACCTCAACAGGACCAACCTTTACTCGTTGGATGGCTAGAGCCTATGCCGCACCGTTCCGTTCACAAGTATTCGTCATCCCCGTCTTGCTTCACCAGTCGGTAACTGTCCGTGGGAAAGAGTATTACTACGACGTAGAAGAAGAACAATTATTCTTTGACGGTCTAATCGGTTCTCCTCGCATCATCTCTTTGCAAATGGGTTCGGTTACGCACTCAGTTATTTTGGAAGATTTGCAGTGGGATGCGTCCGATTCGCAGGGGAACACATGGCAATTTAACGGGACGCTTGTTGTAACCTTGCGTTCGGTGGAAAACTAGGAGATAACAATGGCTTATTCACGCAGGTCTTACAAAGGTGCAGCAGTATCAAACGCTTTAGGTGGTAGCGGTCTTGCCGCTAACGCCACAAGCATCACTCTCTCAGCAGCAGTGTCTGGATGGTCCACAAGTGGGACACCTTTCTTTGTTGTTGTTGACCCAGGCACAGCCAAAGAAGAAAAGATTTGCGTTATCTATGCTTCTTCTACAACGTTGACCGTAGTTGACCCTGCTGTTACATCGGCGTGGTCAGCATCAGTTAATGGTCGTGGCGTGGACGACACCACAGACAGAGCGCACGATGTTGGTGCAACTATTTACCCTGTGTTCACTGCTACCGAAGCAAACCAGGCTAACGAACTTGTATCCAAGTACACCGTCAATGGTGACATCGTTGTTCATGGTTCATCTGGTCCTAAGACTATTTCCACTGGTGGTTCAGGCAATAACAACAAGGTTTTGGTTGCCGACTCTACAGTGACTGACGGTGGTGTCAAGTGGGCAACCGTGGGAACTGACGGCATTGCTGACTCGGCTATCACATCAGGCAAGATTGCAGACGGTGCAATCGTCAACGCAGATATCAATGCCTCTGCCGCTATCGCTCTTAGCAAGTTGGCTACAGGTGCATTGCCTACCGATATCACAGTTGCATCTGCGAACCTTGTCAACGGCACTGTGGCATTAGCAGACCTTGCTACTGCTGTTGCCAATGCTCTTGTACCTGTCGGAACTATCAGTGCTTACGCAGGTGCAACAGCCCCTACAGGGTGGTTGCTTTGTGACGGTACAAGCACCACTGGCTACACAGCATTGGCTACTTTGGTTGGTGCGACAACCCCAGACTTCAGAGGTCACACCCTTGTAGGTAAAGGCTCTGCGCCTTTTGATGGTGCATTACTTTCTAAGTTCGGTTCAACCACTAGCACTGCTGCCCACACCCACGGCATTGACCACGACCATGCTTCTTTCACATCTGGTGATGATAGTCCTGACCATACACACACCCAGTCAGGTCCAACTGGGACTACCACCTATGACAGTGGCGGTATACCACAATTCACTACGGACAGCGATATCCAAACCAGTGGTGCTTCTGTCCGACACCAACACAGCATTGATGTCCCTGCCTTCACTGGAACATCTGGTGCTTCCAGCGTTGGTTCCACCCACGGCAACGTCCAGCCATCGGCATTAATCAATTTCATTATCAAGCACGACTAAACCTGCTAGTATCTAGCCATACCTGGAGGGGTCAACCAGTAGGAGAACCCCCATGTTGTCATTGAAAATTGCCAAGGACGTAGCAAGCCGCATCATTGCGCTGTTCATCATGTCCAGCCTTACCATCATCACAGGCTCTAGCATCATCAACTCCGTAGGCACAGGCGTGTCCATCCCGTTGTGGTACTCAGCAGCCCTTGGTGGTTTCCACGCAATCGCAGACGTACTCGTCAATCTTGCTAAGGCATCTCTTGACGGTAAGTTAGAAGCACATGAAGTGGACGCAGCCTTCGGTGTGAAGCGTGACGACCAGGCTCAGTAGAGCCGCACTACTTTTCATAGGGGTTATTGCTTCTGCTTTACTGCTGTCATCCAGTGCTAAAGCAGAAAACCCAATCATCACACGACCAACAGACATTTGGTTTGAGTACACAGAAACAACACAGTTCGTAGCGCAGACCTACCAGTCTGAAGGCTACCCATCTGACCCTCAATTGTGGCTATACACAGAGGATGGCGAACTGATTGTCAGCAACGATGACTACAACGGTTTGCAATCCTATTTGTCTGTCCAGTTAGAGCCAGGTAGGTACCGTCTACGGGCAGGTACTTGCTGTTGGCAGCCCGATGTTTGGCGTGATGGCACTTCATGGAATGTGCAGTATGAACTGGGCTACGGACAGGGCGCTGTAACTACCGTTGCAGAGTTGCCCACAACAACGCCCCAACCAGCAACAACCACGGAGCCACCCCAAACAACAACTCTGCCAGCGACAACGACGACAACATCTACTGTCCCCCCGACCACAACAACAGAACAAACGACGACCACCACAGAAGCGACAACCACAACCACAACGACAACCCTTGCCCCTGTAGTTTCTTCCACCTCCGTTGCGCCTGCCACAACTTCACCTCAAACCACCACATCTACTGTTGCTCCTTCCACCACAACCACGACATCAAGCACGTCAGTGCCGCCAACAACACAGCCGCCCATTCCAGAACCCACATTACCTACTCCCATTCCTACGAGTACATCAACAATACCCCCTAACATTACAGAAGAAGAAGCAACAAAGATAGCCCTAGACCCTGAAGTCTTGGCGACCATCACCCAAGAAGAAGCAACCCAGGTCTTTGAAGCCCTCGTCATAGACGAACTCACAGACACCCAGTTAGAAGAACTCGTAGCGTCAGTACAGGAAGCCCCTACAGAGGTACGAGAAGCCTTTGAAGATACCGTAGACATCTTTAGCGGGGGTCTAGACACCTATGTACCCATCGGTTCCAACGTCCCCGTATCCACCCGTAGAACCCTCGTCACCCTAGCCGCAGTCACAATGACAGCCGCCGCCACGACCCGAATGAAATGGTAGATTTGTACCCATGCGTAAATATCTAGGCGTTATCGTTTCCATACTTCTCTGGGCATCAGGCACAGGGCTAGTTCTCATCACCCTGTCAGGACCCACACTGTCCAAGGCTCTGATGATTAGCGTGACAACCCTTGTCGTTCTCATCCTCGCTGCCGTATTCAATATCGCAACTGATGAGTAAATAGTAAAAGCCCCAGGCGAAGGAGAAAGGGAAAAAGAACTCCGCCTGAGGCAAACGAAATAGTACACCCACCCCAATACAAAAGCAACACAGGAACAAACAAATGTCAAAGACACTCCCATATAAAAAGTTAGTAGTACCTACTGGTTTGAAAGGTCAAATCAATGGTCGCCTTGACAAGAGTCTTCTTGTTGGTGTGAAGACTGGCGGCAAGATGTACAAGGAAGCAGCCGAAGCGTTCAATAAAATGTATGACGCAGCAATGGCAGCAGGTATCCAACTCCGCAACATTGGTGACTATCGTTCCTATGACGGACAGTACGCAATGTTTATGGACCGCTATGAAGTAGCCAAGCCGAACGACCCACGCCTCGGCAAGAAGAACACAGTGACCCGTAAGTTTGACGGCAAGACTTGGATTCTGAAGAAGGGTAAGGCACCATCGGCTGCACCAGACCCGACAGGTAAGTCAGGTTCTAACCACGGATGGGGACTTGCCATTGACCTTGCTGTTGAAGGCAAGGGTGGCAACATTGTCGGCATGGCATCGGCTAAGAAGGGCTTTAAGTGGATGTGTGAGAACGCACCAACGTTCGGGTTCTACCTCCAAGGGAGCAACATCAAGTCGCCAGAGTTTGAACACTGGCACTGGCAGTGGTGTGACGGGAAGTGACCGTCATCCAGGTCTTAGGGATGGTGGCTGCGGCAGTCGCCTCCCTTGGTGTCATTCACCGTGGCTTGCTATTACCTGCGTACCGTTGGGCTAAGCGCATTGAGAAGGATATGAGGTTCGTTGAGGAGCAGATGCGCCCGAACAGTGGCTCGTCTTTGCGGGATTCTCTTGACAGAATTGAGAACCGTTTGACCCTTGTGGAAACGTACATCACTAAGCCTGACTGATAACCTGGCGAGTCCTATGACACTCGCAGACCTTATCGCCATCCGTAATTTCCTAGTAAAAGTAGTGGTTCGGGGACCAGAAGAAGAACAACTAGTGAATCTTGTAGCACGAATAGAGCAACTCCTCGCCACCCATAAAGCGGCGTAGTAACCTAGAGCCATGACCTCGTTGTCCAACCTCTACGTATGCCCCACCTGCGAAGAAGCATGGCACCAATCACAAGGACGCTACTGCCCTGAGTGCCGTACAGAAGGCGAGCCAGCAGAAAATGAACACTGACTTCCAACCAGTTCTCGTCACATGGATTGACGCACACGCCTACGAAGGCGGGTCTTGGGTTTACCCCCACGACATTGAAGACACAGGCGACTATGTAGTGAAAACAATCGGATGGTTGCTGCCATCAGGTGAAGGTGGTTTCTCCAATCATGCGAGTGTCGCCCAGTCATGGGGCGCAGACGATGCGATAGACCACATCATCAACATTCCCAACGGTATGGTCAGGTCAATTCAGTTTCTTCAACCCTTCTCAAAAGAAATCACAATTTAGTATTGACTTTGACACACCCTGCCTGTAAAGTGATTTATACATAACACAGAAGGAAGGGGAACTCCATGAGTTTCACACGGTATCGCATACCAAAAGCACCACACGGTTCACAAGCATGGCTGAACCAACGCTACGAAGATGACAACGGCAACCGCCGCATCTCCGCTAGTGCAGCAGCAGCCATCTACGGGCTACACCCGTTCGTGAAGCAAGACCAATACGCAGCAGAACTGCTGTCAGGAATTGCACCAACACCAATCCCACCAAACGCCGCTATGGAAACAGGCAACCGTTTAGAAGACACCATCATCCAGTGGGCAGGTGACCGCCTCGGCATCACATTCACCACACCCGATGAACTGTTCTGCTATGACGATGAAGAAGGCGCACACCTTATCTCCACCCTTGATGGTTGGAACGAGGAGACACGCCACATCCTTGAAGTCAAAACAACCAGCCGTGAATACTCAGGAACCTTGCCTGACTATTGGAAAATCCAAGGCGTACAGCAAGCCATCTGTTCCGATGCAAGCCGTGTGACCTGGGCAATCTTTGACAACACCCTGCGCCTCACCATCGTGGAACAAAACGTCACCGAAGATGAGAAGCAAGAACACATCGCCGCCTCTGCTAAGTGGTTGAACAACATCGCACTGGGCATGGACCCCGAAGGCGTTGTCTACACATACGAAACAATCTCTACCCGCTACTCACGTTACAACGGCGACACAGTAGAACTGAACCCATCCGCAACAGAACTCATTGCACAGTTAAAGCATGTTAAGTCCGAACTGTCCTCATACAAAGCAATGGAAGACAGGCTGAAGGCTGAACTGTGTGACTTGATTGGCGAGAACGAATCTGCCACAATCAACGGGGCAACAGTTGCCACATGGAAGGGATACAAGCGTGACTGGTTTGACTCCAAGAAGTTCCAGTCAGAGAACCCCGACCTATACGCACAGTACGTCAAGTCCACATCATCACGAACACTCCGTCTGAAAGGCGAATAACAATGGAAACTTCTTACACATACACAACACCAAGAAAGGTAACAACAGTGGAAGACAAAAATAAAACAGAGGAACTCAGGAACATCCTGAAGGACTACGCAAAGCCAGACCCATCAATCGTCCAGCAACTACCCAAGGGTGGCACCAAGTTGGACTTCGTTGGACACGCAGACATCACCCGCATCCTCATTGAGATTGACCCGTACTGGTCATGGGAACCCTGCGGTTGGGCACAAGGTCGTCCTGCTATCCATGTTGAGAACGGAACAGCAACCATGTGGGGATGGCTCACCGTACACGGCAAGGAACTCCTCGGTGTTGGCAGTGTCAAGGCTGACAAGGGAGACTACGAGAAGGAACTCATCGGTGACTTCTTGCGTAATGCTTCCATGCGTTTCGGTATCTCACTGAACCTGTGGACTAAGAACCAATGGGCTGACCTTGACAACGAGAAGACACAGCCAGCGAAGCCTGCACCTAAGCCAGCATTGCCTGACGATTCACCGTTGAGCGAAGAACAAATCAATGCGTTCAACAAGGCATGTGTAGATAACGACTTGAACCCTATGACTATCTACAAGGACGCTAACGTGCGTTTCGGATTCGGTACACAGAAAGACCTGGCTGCTTTACGTAAGGCGTTCACTGCTGCAAAGGCAGGTAAGTAATGAGTGCGAAGCGAACAGTAGACCCAGATGGGGAGATTGCATCAACTCGTTTCATGGGGTTGCGTGTCACAACTAAGCAGTGGTACCACATTGAACTTCTCTGTCAGGTACGTGGCGGTATCACCAAGTCAGAACTGTTACGCCAGTTAGTGAAAGAGGCGATGGATAATGTCAAAGAGCCGTTCTAAAGGAACATCATTTGAAACTCTCATTGCCCGCTTCATGCGTGACAACGGGTTCCCCTATGCAGAACGTCGTGCATTGCATGGCAATCTAGACAAGGGCGACATCAACTGTGGTGCGCCTCTCGTCATTGAATGTAAAGCAGCGAAACGACATGAACTGTCGGGATGGTTGCAGGAGACTGAGGCTGAGCGTGTCAATGCAGGGGCAGACTTCGGTGTGCTGGTTGTGAAACGTCAGGGTCATGCCACTGGTGCAGAGCAGTATGCCATCATGCGTTTTGAGGACATGGTGAAGTTGTTGAAGCAGGCAGGTTACTGATGATTGATGACATTGTGACCCGAATCAGAAAGCATCAATGCACAGTAGATTTTAGTTGTCCATGTGCTGACGATGCAGCCGATGAGATTGAACGCCTACGGAAAGAAAATGCAGAACTGCTTGCAGAAATACAAGAAGTCCATGAAGAATACAGGTGGTGAATAATGAGTAAGAGATACGGCGCAACAACCGACATTTCTGTGAAGGTACCAGAAGAAATACAGAAGCAGTTTTTAGAAACTATTGAACGAGACATTATCTTTCGTGCAACTAAAGAAGGCTTCAAGATTGTTGGTAACTGGTCCCATCGCAAGGAACTATGTCTGCATATTGATGAGGAGACTGGCGAGACATACGAGTATTACAAAATGTTTTCATCTGTGGAGGTCTCTGATGACTGATGACATTGTGACCCGACTACGCAAACAATTTAG